GCATGCTGCGCACCGGGATCATTTCCGAAGTGAAACGGATCCTGCGAAACCGTCATGACGTTTTGAACCAGACGGATTTCGCCGACCGATGCGACGCGTTTGCGCCGCTTGTCAGTGACCTGCGCTCGAAATCCTACTTCGTTGAAAGCGCCGAGGAATATGTCGCGGTCCCGGACCTTATCGAAGACCCGGAGCTGCTGAACGATGCTCGACGCTTCATGCGGCGTAAGGGTCGTGAATGCCTCGCCGAGGCCGACCGGCTCGATGTGCTTTACATTGCCGTGACTGGTGATGCGAGTGCCGCTGATATGAACGGCGAGGTGCTGTCATGACCGGCGCGCTTCCCATTATCACCGCCGACCAGCGCATGGCTGAGCCGCGCGGTATCAAAGGCGTCATCTTCGGGCCCTCGGGCATCGGCAAAACCAGTCTGCTTTGGACGCTGTTGAACTCGACCACGCTGTTTTTTGACCTCGAGGCCGGAGATCTCGCGATCGAGGGGCTGGCCATCGACGCCATCCGCCCGCGGACCTGGACGGAATGCCGGGATTTTGCGGTGTTCATCGGCGGACCCAACCCGGCACTGCGCGCGGACCAGCCCTACAGTCAGGCGCACTTTGAGGCGGTCTGCGCCAAATACGGCGACCCGGCGATGCTGGCCAAATACGACACGGTGTTCATCGACTCGATAACCGTGGCAGGGCGGCTCTGCTTTGGCTGGTGCAAGGGTCAGCCCGAGGCGCTGTCCGAGAAGACCGGCAAGCCGGATGTGCGCGGTGCCTACGGCCTGCACGGGCGCGAGATGATCGCGTGGCTCACGCATCTTCAGCACACTCGCGGCAAAAACATCTGGTTTGTCGGCATCCTCGATCAGAAGCTTGATGACTTCAATCGCAAGGTGTTCTCGCCGCAGATCGACGGCTCCAAGACCGGGTTGGAGCTGCCCGGGATCGTCGATCAGGTCATCACCATGACCGATATTGCAGGCGAGGATGGAGCGCCTCAGCGCGGGTTTGTCTGTCACACGCTCAATCCTTGGGGTTTCCCGGCCAAGGATCGGTCCGGGCGTCTCGACATGGTCGAACCGCCGCATCTTGGAAGGCTGATGGACAAGGTCCGGGGCCCGCTCATCCCCGCAGACCGTCGCCTGACCTTTGAGGCCCCGCAGCTGCCGACACCGCCAGCGGCGCAGGCCACCACCCCCTCCAACGACACCCCCAACTGAAAGGACTTCACCCATGTCTCTCTGGAACGATTTCAACGACGCCCAATCAAACAGCACTGTCATCCCCAAGGGCACGCTGGCCAAGGTGCGCCTGACGCTGCGCCCCGGCGGGTTTGACGACCCCAGCCAGGGCTGGACCGGCGGTTATGCCAAACGGGGCAGCACAGGATCTGTCTATCTTGATGCCGAATACACGGTGCTCGAAGGGCCCTATGCCAAGCGCAAGATCTGGTCCCTGATCGGGCTCTACAGCCCCAACGGTCCGAACTGGGCCAATATGGGCCGCAGCCTTGTGCGGGGCATCCTCAATTCGTCGCGTGGCATCTCGGACAAGGACAACTCTCCCGAGGCGCAGGCCCGGCGCCGCATCAACGGGTTTGCTGACCTTGATGGTCTGGAATTTATCGTCCGGATCGACGTGGGACAGGACACCAACGGCGAGGACAAGAACGAGATCAAGAGCGCGGTTATGCCCGATCATCGCGATTACCCGCAGGTGATGGGCCATGTCGCGGCACCTGGCATGGCACCTCAGATGCAGCCCCCCGCATCCGGGGCACAGTATCAGGCACCCGCTACATCTGCGCCTGCTCAGGGTTATCCCGCCCCGCAGTCGCAGCCACAATCGCAGCAGACGCCCGCGCAGCAATCGCCCGCCGCACCAGGCTTCTCGGGCCGTCCGAGCTGGGCTGAGTGAGGGGCCAGAGCCATGCGATTACGTCCTCGCCAGAAACTCTTCGTCGAGCGCAGCCTGTCTGCGCTCGACACCCGCGACAACACGCTGAGCGTGGCCAGCACTGGATTTGGTAAAACTCTGGCTTTGTCTGCCGTTGTCGGGCAACGGATCGGTAATAGCACCGCCAAGGTCTGCGTGCTGGCGCATCGTGATGAGTTGACCGCGCAGAACCGCGAGAAGTTCGGCCGGGTCAATCCCGCCATCACCACCTCGGTGGTGGATGCCACCAGCAAATCCTGGGGCGGCCAAGTCACCTTTGCCATGGTGCCGACGCTCACGCGCGAGCGCAATCTGGCCGCAATGCCGAAGCTCGACCTGCTGGTGATTGATGAGGCCCATCACGCCGTGGCCGACAGTTATCGCCGCATCATCGACCATGTGCGCGACGCCAACCCCGACGCCCGGATATTCGGCGTCACGGCCACGCCAAACCGCGGCGACAAGAAGGGGCTGCGCGCGGTCTTTGACAACGTCGCTGATCAGGTCCGTCTGGGCGAGTTGATCGCATCGGGCCATCTGGTGCCGCCGCGCACCTTTGTCATCGATGTGGGTGTGCAGGACAAGCTCAGGGCGGTGCGCAAGACCGTGTCGGACTTTGACATGTCTGAGGTGGCCGAAATCATGGACCATGCGCCGATCACCGAGGAGGTGATCCGCCATTGGCAGGAAAAGGCCGCTGATCGGCCCACGGTGGTGTTCTGCTCGACCGTGGCCCATGCCGCCCATGTCGCCGAGGCCTTCAATGCCGCGGGAATTCCGACCGGTCTGATCCATGGCGATCTGCCCAGCGAGGAACGCCGCAACATCCTGGCTGCCTTCGCCAAGGGCGAAATCCGTGTCATCACCAACGTGGCCGTACTCACTGAGGGTTTTGATCACCCGCCCATCTCCTGCGTCGTGCTGCTGCGGCCCAGTTCCTACAAATCAACAATGATCCAGATGGTCGGGCGCGGGTTGCGCACGGTGGATCCCGCCGAGCACCCGGGTGTGGTGAAAACTGACTGCGTGGTGCTGGATTTTGGCACGTCCAGCCTGACCCATGGGACGCTGGAGCAGGATGTTGACCTTGAGGGCAAGACCACCAACGGTGAGGCGCCCTCGAAAACCTGCCCGGCGTGCGAAGCCGATATTCCGCTGGCCTCGCGCGAATGCCCGATTTGCGGCGAGCTCTTGGTCGAGGATGAGGGTGAAACCCGTGATGGAGGCCTTGGCGGAGCGCTCTCCGGCTTCGTGATGACGGAAATCGATCTGCTGAAACGCTCCAGTTTTGAGTGGGTTGACCTCTTCGACACCGAGGATGCGCTTCTGGCGACGGGCTTTTCGGCCTGGGGCGGGATCTTCTGGCTCGAGGGCCTCTGGTACAGTATTGGCGGCGCACGCGGTGTGCAGCCACAGCTGCTGGGGATCGGCGAGCGCAGCGTCTGTCTCGCGCAGGCCGATGACTGGCTGAACGATCACGAGACTGACGAAAGCGCCTTCAAGACGCGCGCCTGGCTGAACCAGCCCGCCACGGAAAAGCAGCTGCAATATCTGACGCCTGCCGCGCGCAGCGATTTTGGCCTGACCCGCTACAAGGCCTCAGCGCTGATGACCTTCGGGTTCAACAAGCGCGCCATTCGCGGGTTGATCACCAGCGCGGCCCCAACCGCGCGGGAGGCCGCATGAGCCATGTCGCGCAAATCGCATCCCCGTCCACAGAGGCTGCGGATCGCCCGGGCTTTGATCGCCTGTGGCATCCGCGCGGCACGCTCTGCGCCGTCTGCACATCCCGCACCCGCGGCTTTGGTTGGTTCGATCCGAATAGGCCGCGCGGCAAACGCACATATCGCTGGTTCTGCTCAATCCAGTGCCAGGCAGCCTTCACACAAAAAGCCAGGAAAGGAATGAACATGGCAGAGATAACCGAAGAAGAAGCAATGGCGATGCCTGCCGTCATGCGCGCGCTCGCCCCCGAGATGGAGCGCATCGGCTGGGACCGGCCGTTGGGTCAGCTCACCCAGCACGACATGCATCAGCTGATCGTGATCATCATCGCTGCATTCCGCGCTGAAATGGCTCTGATCGCCAAGGATACGGAGATCCCATTCTGATGATAGACTATAATCACAGGCCCAGCTTTGCCGACAAGGTGAACGCCGCAGTCGACGCAAACCTGACCGCTGACAATGCTGCTCGCATCCCACGCGATTATCTCGGCGGCTCGCGCCTCGGCCACGCTTGCGAGCGTGCCCTGCAATTCGAGTTCACGCACGCGCCCAAGGACGAGGGGCAGGACTTCTCCGGCCAGCTGCTGCGCATCTTCGCCATTGGGCACGATCTGGAAGATCTCGCCATCCGATGGCTGCGCGGCGCGGGGTTCGAGCTCTACACGCAAAAGGGCAACCACCCAGATGGCGGCCAGTTCGGGTTCTCGGTCGCAGGCGGGCGCATCCGCGGTCATGTCGATGGCATCTTTGCCGCTGGACCAGAAGGCTTCGGGCTCGCCGTCCCGGCACTCTGGGAATGCAAGACCATGAACGCCAAGAACTGGCGCGCCTGCGTCAAGGACGGGGTGAGCAAATCGAAGCCCGTCTATGCCGCCCAGATCGCAGTCTACCAGGCCTACATGGAAGCAAGCGTGCCTGGCATCAGCGCGGCACCCGCCGTGTTCACCGCGATCAACAAGGATACCGCCGAGCTGCACCACGAGCTTGTGCCCTTCGACGCCGACCTCGCGCAGCGGATGTCCGATCGCGGCGTCCGGATCCTGCAAGCCACTGACGCAGGTGAGTTGCTGCCGCGCGTCGCCGCCAATCGCGACTTTTTCGAATGCCGGTTCTGCTCCTGGGCAGAGCGGTGTTGGGGGCTGCCGACATGACGGATGCCCCAAAGGACCCGCCCGACACCCCAAATGACACAGAGGATGCCAACATGAGCACCAATCACGACGACCCTCAAACCCCATCGGATGACCTATCCTCCGAGACGCCCAAGGAAAATCTCGTCCATTTCAATCCGTGGCGGGACTTCAACGATGCCGCGCCACAGATCGATGTGTTTGGTGATGAACCGGACCCCGAGCAGATCGCCCAGTTCATGGAGGTGGTGTTCGGCTATTGCGACGGTCTGATCCCGGTCCGCAGCTTCATCGACAAAGGCCAGGGCATCGATGGCCGCCCGCATAACATCTGGATCGATGCCGGTGAAAACGTCACCGACAAGATGACCACCTTTGCCAACTGGGCGGCACGCGAAGGGGCTGCTGTCTATGTCATCCCCGGCTCTGTCGCCGAGCAAGGACAGGCCAAGGCGGCCGACATTCAGCAGATGCAGGCTGTGGTGGTTGATATCGATACCGGCGATATCGCCGCCAAGCGGGCCCATCTCGAACGTCATCTCGGCCCACCCACCATGGTAGTGGAAAGCGGCGGTGTGACGCCAGAGGGCCAGCACAAGGCGCATGTCTGGTGGAAACTGACCGAGCCTGCCGAGGGCAGCGACATCGCGCGCGTGACCCGTATCCGCGGTGACATTGCCGCCAAGGTCGGCGGCGATATGCATTTCCGCTCAGCGCATCAGCCCATCCGCGTGGCAGGCTCGGTCTATTACAAGAACAGCCTCAAGACCCAAGTGCGCATCGTCACGCTGAACGCCGAACTCGAGCGTGATCTGGGTGAGTTCACGGAAGCCGTCACCGACATGCCACCCGCGCCGGGCGTGTCGCTGCAGCCGGACTTTACCGCGCCCGACAAGCCTGCCGTCGATGATGTGCTGGTCACCCCGGTGCGCGAGAGCGCGCAGGATGACTGGTCGCGTTTCGAGGGGGCCTCGGCCGCCATCGGGTATTTCATCCGCATGGTGCATGAGGGCCGGATGTCGAAAGACGAGGGCTGGGAGGGCATCTGCGGCTACAACGCCGCAATGCTGCGGCCAGAGTGGTCAGTGGAGCGGCTCAAGCGCGAGTCCGAGCGGCTCTGGGCCCGGCATGTCGAAAAATACGGACCACCCTTGATCCGTCTCGACAGCGCC